CGCCGTTACAGTTAGAGGTGAGCCTGACAATGCTTCAGCCGTATCCTTCGCCTGATAGTCTTTAATAACTTCGTCGTACTTAGTTTTCCAAACTGCAATACGCTCGTCGTTTTGTAAAAATGGCTCGGCCTCTAAACAAGAACCAAATATCAATGCCTCTGGAATATCTGTCGTAATGAAGTTTGTATTCGTCCCAGTAAGTGCATCGAGCCTTTTATAAAATAAACCTAGAACCGCATAATTACTGTCTGGAAAAGGGCCGAATATAAAATTAGTGCCTTCTCTTGCAAAAAATGATGGTCGTGCATCAGCGGATCGGGTTGGATGATTAGTGTAAATAAAGTTCAAATCTTTTCTGACCAGCGGAGTTACTGGTGACGTATTGAGAAATAAATTCTTCATTTCGATATAACCACTGGGAACCGAAATTGTTCCCGACGAAATAGTTGCAGACAAACTTGTCTCCATCGCACTTACACGCAAATCTCTATAAATTTGATTTTCTGCTAAAGACATAAAGTCAGTTATTTGATCAGCTAAATCAGAACGATCTAGATAATCAGCAATGACCGCTTTTATTGTCGTAAAGTTCGTAAGTGCCATTTATATTGTCCTTATAAAACAAGTCCACCAGCGTCAGTGCGTAAGAATTTGTTGTCAGGGTCGTTTAATTTTCTACGAAAATATTTTTGTTTTTCGTCTCCCGTCAACGCAAGTATGTTAACGCCATCTTCTTTCATCCACTGCTCAATAACGACAAGCGGGATTGAGGCAACGCGCCTCAAATCCCGACTTTTAGAATATCCATTTGAGCCATCGTTTTGAGCTATTTTATTTGCATTCAAAATAGGCTCAATGTCTTGCTCTCGTTTTATGATATACTTGTCATCAGATTCATCGTGAAAGAACTCTGTCTTTACAAAATCTTCGCTCATATTATGCCTCGATTGGTACAATATTAATTTTACTTCCCGACGCTTGTTGAATATATGCAATGTGCGTAAATCCTTGAACGTGGAGAAAGATCCCGTCTCCTGGGCCAACCATTATATCATTAGCCGTTGCCGCAGTTCCGGTGAGAACAGCTTTGACGTGAGCCGTTCCGTTACTTGTAATCCGAACAACTTTTGCAGTTGCGCCGGAAGCGTCGTTTGGAATAGTTGTCTCGGCGGAACTTCCGCCAGACGTGACCGTTTTCGCAACCGCTCCAACGGTAATAATTGGGTATGGATGCATTTGCAAAACTCCTATCGACGAATTGTGATCATGCCATTTACAACAATAGCATTCGACGACGCGCCGTTAGTCTCAATTTCCAGCTTGTCATCTTCAAGAACTTCATTTGCCGCAGTTGGAACTGCACTATCAAGATCACCTGCCGCACTTGATGCAGTAGCGATTGTTACGACGCCGCCAGTCACAGCAGTGCCATTAATTTTAGCGGTCAAAACAGCATCCGCAGTGCCAATAGCTCCATTTAAAATCGTAGCGATTTTTATAATTTTGCCACCATCAGGAACAGGAATATAAACCTGACCCGCAGTTGAAACATCGTTGATCTGAAATGGAATAAAATAATCATTTAGTGTTCGCATAATAATTTCCCTTCACCCCCACTAGAGGGCGTTCTGAGTGCTTAAAAAATGGGGGGCCAAAAGACCCCCCGCTTAATATTAAGAAGTAGTACAATCAGCTACCATGCCGGAAGCCTTCTCTTGTCGCGAGATAAGAGTATACTCCACAAGCATTTGACGCTTTTCACTGTCACCCGTCTTGCTTAACTCGAACTGCGAAAAGGGACGCAAATATGCTACTTGCCACATTTCCTTATCAAGAACCCAGGCGTCTCTCTCACGAGAAAACCTATTTGGAATTATTTCCATAGCTCCAAAATCTGATTCATACACGTCGATAGAGGCAACAAGTTTTTTGTCTTCGCCTTTATCAAACCGTGTAGAATTTCCGGTAAAACCAGAAATAACAGTTTTATTGTGTGGCCCGACCATCACACAGCTTGGATTTCCACCTTCAGTCCAGCAAGACTGGATAGCTGTCTTTAGTAGGCTCTCGGTCAGCGCACGTTGAGTACCATCGGTTCGAGCGTCAGTGCCATCACCCGTCGGTGAGGCGGCAGACCCAGTCCCGAGAACATCATTTGTCGCAATCCATGAACCTAATGACCCAGCTTTACGAGCAGTGGTCGCGTTACCTGCAACCTGTGCCGTATTACTGGTGAGAGCCGCTTCCATATCACGTTTTAGCTCTTTACCCTTTTTTGCTACTTGGTAAGCAACTTCAGATTTACGACCAGCCTTATTTATGGATTCTTGAGTTCCAGTAATTACGGCAGTCTTATCGGAAATTTGTGTGTAATTTCCAACTCTCACAGTGGCAACGCTAGCATCAAGAGTAGCTTCATCACCCTCGATTACGGCGTTGGATGCCGATGCACTTGCAAGCGCATCAGTTTGCCATTCTTCATACGTCGCCGTAGCTTTGCCACGAGCGGCCATATTCATAAATGGTGTTTCAGTTGGAGAGATCGAGTAGATTATATCTGACAGCGCCTCTCTGTTTCCTTTTGAATCGTAAGTATCAAAGGTGTTACTTGGTTGTGCCATTTGGCATCTCCTAGATTAAATCAGCAATTGCAATAGCCGCGTCATTTACGTGACCACTTGCTTTTGCCCGTTTCATTTTGGACATAGCTTGCTCTTGATCGACATCAACTTTCGTTTTTTGCGCTGAACCTCTAACAACCTTTGGAAGTGACGTAACCTTCTTTTCAACTTTTACTTTAGATGACTGAAGACCTCTCCACTTCATAGCATCAGCAATTAATTGCACATGACGCGCATCTGCTACCGAGCTAATTTCTGTATCGTTAAAACCACCATAATTTGACTTTAAAAAAGTACGCATATCGTTACGCATTTTTTCAGCCGTTGTTTCATCTCGAAACTCAGGAATAGCTTCAGATAAAACTCGCGCTTGTTCTTGTAAAAGAACGGCGTGTTGATTTTTAGCTTGTTGCTCCTGCTCATATCTCATTTGCTGTAACTGCGCCTGAGAGTTTCGCAATTGCTCACTTTTTCTTTGGTGGTCTGCCCATTGCGTTGCAAACTCAATTGGGTCTTCTTCTTTTAACGTATCCCAATCGATATTTTGATTTTGTGAAAGTTGTGCGCCGAGTGCCTCACTCATTTGATTGAGACTTTGAGCATACTGCGCCCGTTCATTTTCGACGGCTTGTTGAATACTTTCGCGTTCAGCCGCCAACTCCCGACGTTGTTGCGCTAGACTTTCCGTTTTGCGCGTGTAATCAGCTTCGCGAGAATAACCTCTAGACAATTCGTTGAGTGTGACCTGTGCTTTAACTCCACCAGGTAAAGTTACCTCGTAGAGATCATCGGCGTCAGGCGTCTCAACTTCGTCGTCTTCAGCTACTGCCACTTCTTCTGATTGTAATTCGTCACCATCGTCGTCATTGGCAACTTCAACCGCAATTTCTTCTGTTTCCATTTCTGGGGTAACAGCTTCGTTGGGCTGATCATCCGCACTATCTGATCCAGGTTGTTTTGGCTCATCACCAAAATCTAGTAATCCTTCTAATGCGTCGGATGCCGATGCGACATCCGCTACCTGTACAGTTTCCGGTGTTTCCGGTGTGACTGTCTCTTCGGCCATAATTCTATTTCCTTTTTCGCTTGGGGTTAAGATCATTTAATTGTTTTGACGCAACTGCGCCGTTACCAATCGTCGCTTCTAATATCGATTGAAACTTTGGCATCATCTGAAACATAATCCAGACTGCCTCTCTTTGAGTTTGGTCTTGGCAAACTTTCCACTCATCAAATAGATTATTTTCCATTGTTTTAAATGCGTCTTGGAAAACCTGATTATCAATAATTTGACGTGCTAAACTTCCTTTATGCCGATCTTGTTCTAGTGTCATTTGGGGTAACCTTTTCAATTTTTGTTAAAAGACTTCCGAGAAATCTGCAAAACGGTACACCGATTAGAAGCATTAATTTACCGATCAGGTTAGCTTTCAAATTATGTTTTTGAGCATACATTTGATTTGCCCAAGGCAACGCAATTGGCTTTACAAGTGCAGTTACTATTTTTGACTTTGACATTAACCTTGCAAGAGGCACTGCCCAAAAATGATAACCTTTTACAACTAGTGGATCGTTCTTTTCAAAATACAATCCAACTTCTCGATCAACATCATATACATTGTCTAATAACAATTTTTGTCGGTGAAGCTCTGTGCAAATTACCGTTCCGCCACTATCACCGCCACCGTCACTATCACTATCACCAAAAGACTCAGGTCGGTTATAATCTTCGCCTTCTACCCCTGCACCAGTCTGCGACAAACCTTGATACAAATCACCTGCGCTAGAATATTCACCACCACCCACATTTATTGGTGTATTTGGATCCATTGCGGCAAGGCTATTTATATTACTTTTCTCGCCATCTTGATAAACGTAGCCGCCAGGTGCATCAGTTGGAGCAGACATTAAACCATTTTGATAACTAATTTCTCCACCAGCACTATTGATATTAGGATCATTACCAAAATCGTGGTAGGCTCCCGCGTTATTTAAAGCACCGCCAATTGTACCTAAAATACCTGCGCCTGGAATAACCATCGGAGCCATTGCTAAAGCCGCCGCCGCTGGCAATGCTTCCCTTGGAAACGCGTCATTTGTCGCCATAGTATACGCTGTACCCATTGGCCCACCTTTTATTGCATTCAATGCAAAGTCACCGACATTAGTTGCCAAATCTCCAGCTTTACCTAATGAGAAACTATTATTATCTGGATTTTGTGTTGCGTCTGACATTTCTTTGCCGGTCAACACATTTAAATCTTCGTTAAGGCCATAAAAATCTTTGTTAAAATTTGCTTCATTTCGGTTAAACCGATCCATAAACTCTGCTTTTCCATTATGTCTGGCGTCAAAGTTTGCCTCGTTTTTATCGAAATCTGCTTTAAAATTAGGGTTTTGATAAAAATCCGTTGGACGATCATAATCTTCACCGCGCACCCCTGCGCCAGTTTGGGCTAGAGCTTGGAATACATCGTTATCAACAAAACTTGTATTGTTGTCGTCAAAATCTCCACCACGACCGCCATTGTCTATTATTCTTCTTGTAATAGGTGCGGGTTGCCCAACAACGCCACCAGTAGAAGCTGACGCGACAACTGGATTGTTTGTATTGCCGCGATAAACCCCCGCCGAATAATCTTGAGCAGGAAAAATGCGGCTGTAGGTAGGCTTAGAATCAATAATATTTTGACGTGTTGTTCTCCACGCGTCTAGCAATCCCATTACTCTACCCTCTTATCATTTTCAATTGATTGATGTTCCAGTCTCTCTCTCGCCAAACTCGCCTCGACTTCAAGTTTTGCACTGCCGCTTTCAGCATCAGCGGCGATTTGTGCGGCTGTTTGTTCCATATCCGCAGAAATCTTCTCTCTTTCAATCGCAAGTTTTTGCTCCAGTTCCATAACTTTTAATTGCATTTCTTGCTGTTTAATTTCCATCTCAGCCTGTAACTCTTGCATCTTTTCACTATGGTCAATCTGCATTTCTTCACGTTTTATAATTAGCTTATCGTTTTCGATTTTCATCTGCGACTGCATAAACATTTCGTTTGCGTCTGGTTTTGGTGGCGGTATGTCAGACCCGTCTGGGGCTGGTTGTGTAAAATATTTCTCTGCTTCAACCCCGCCTTCTTTAACTAAGTCAACGAGTGCAGAATAAACATTTTGACGCGATACAATTGACCCACTGTCAAAACCCATATTTGCCGCAAGTTCCTTTTGGGCATTGAGGACATTTGTTAAAGCCGACACGCGCATTTCGTCGTTGCCATGACCAAGACCAACCATAACCGTGACGTCGTATTCCGTATTCCAATTCCGTGGATCCATTGGCACCCATTGATTATTTAATCGGATTACGCGCTCTTGGTTTTGATGCATTGAAACGCATTTCAATATCTTTTTAAATAAATCTTTTACGCCACCATCAGCAAATAACCTCCCAATCATTTCGATACGCTGTTGCGACATATTGAGCATTAATTTTACGCCCGTCGCAGTTTGGTTTGGATTTAAAGAATCCTGATCAAGTCCCTGAGAATGTTTTGTAACGCCAGTGCGAACTTCTTTTATTTGATCTGCATATTCTAACGCCGATAATACATCTCCGCCTACCGGAGCGGCTGTCATTTCTCTGACCATGCCTGGCTGTTTGACGCGTACAATTCCTCCAGGGCGACTATTCAATAAGTCGTCCATATTACACATACCTTCCACCACTTCAGTCCGGTGGTTATTCTGTAAGTATATGTTGTCGAGTAAATTACGTAGTAAACTTGTTTTTACATCTTGGATCATAAAAGTTTGATCTGCTATCGACATACCAAAAAATCGGTGTGGCATTGGTATGGGAACAATTGTTGAAAATGGCGGCTCTTCAACTTCTTCTTCATCTAAGATTAGATAACTGCCGGAACCACCAGCTAAGACGCGTATCCACTCCGCGATGCCGTCGCCGTTGCGGTCAGCTTTTAAATAACAATCATAAAGCCAAATCTCACGACGTGTTGGGTCATACGAATCTTCGCCTGTATGACTGCCACCAAAATCAGCGTCGTCAATTTGCTCTCGCAATAATTTTTCAGTTGTAAAATCTTCTTCATCGAGTGTCGGTATTTGATCGACTAAACTTTGCTTATATCCGAGGGCAATTAAATCTGAGGCGGTGTAACGAGTTCGACTGGCGACAAAATTAGCTTCATCGAGAGTGCGCGCTTTCCGCTCTATGTAAAAATCTTCCGGTGCAACTGTCTCGACGACGCAACGTCCTTTTGTTTTTGTACGACGAATTTTTACTGAGTGTCCACTCGAATAAAGAGGTGTTGAAGCGGGAGCCACATCGCCGTCGAATAACCCCAGTTCGGCGGACATTTGCTCCTCATAGGAATGCTCAACCGCCTCAACCTCTGGATCAGCTAAAAGAAGTGTTACTTCTTCCATGCTCAAATTTTCATACGTCTCAGAAGTGACGTCTTTTTTATTTTCGTAATAAGTTTTAAAAATGCCAATGCCTGAGAGCAAAGCATCTTTAAAACCTTCGTGCAATAATTGCACTCCAGGGTTATCTTTTAAAAATATATGATTTACATATTTGGTTGCTTGCTCGGCACTTGCCTCGTCTTCAGGGCCGACAGGCGCAAACTTTACAACTTCGCCGGAACCCGTGAAGGGTTTTAACAAACTTGGAAGCATTGATTCAACCGTATCCATAACATCAGACGATATTACAGCCGAGCGACCCTCAACTTCATTACCCATTGGATACGACAAATAATATTCCAGAGCCTTTTCACGTCGACGCTGTAACTCACCGCCGTGATACCCCGCACTTGTGCGAATACCCTCGGCAATAAGTGACTTCAGTGTTTCTTTGGTAACCTTTTTACGTTTAGCCATTTAACCTACTAACTGAGCCGCCGCTTTTGCCGCTTCTTTTGAGTAAGGGCCGTGATCGACAATATTTCCGTCATTGTCAGCCAACGCCCACTTTCCGAAATGTAAATGTTTAGGGGTTAATACTCCTACCACGCTTGAAGCATCTTTTTTTTCATCTAGACGCCGTTCAAGCGCGTCTACTCTTTTCAACAATTCTTGGTATGCAACTTCTAATCTAATTGACATTTGGGGGTTCCTTTTTAGTTAAATTTTTGGTATAATTTGGGTTCAAAAAAAGAGGTTTAAAATGATTAAAACAACAGACGAATTAGACGCTTTTATTCAAGATGTGATAGTGCGTGTTTGGGACATCCACGAAATGGAAGCCTACGGTGGAGAGCCTGATTTTCCTATTCCATCCCATAAACCGGAAAGTCAAATTATGTTAGGTCAACTTACTGATTTAATTGAAGAGGCAATTGGTGTTACCGACGACGATTAAAACTATCAAGCAACCCTGATCTTAATATATTTTCCCGCTCTAACATTAAATTATCAACTTGCTCTGGCCCAAAAAACTGAGCCGCTCCTGGTTTGCCAGAGGCATCAAATAGTCCAGGTGATTTCCTCAATTCATAAACATCTTGTTTTATTGGTACACCCGCTTTTCGTCGTGCCTTTGACCAATCAGAAAACACACTCGACATTGGTAACGGAACGTCAAAACCACCCATGTAATTTTGCGCCCCTACTGCACTTGGGTCACCCCCAAAAACAATGTCGTAGTCGTAAGTATTGTTAGGCGTTGGCAGTGAGCTTGTCGGCCTAATTGTAGCACCACCAGACATATCAATTACACTTTGACCCACCGATGGATCAGTGCTTCCCCTAATTAAATTCTTTAGATCAGGATCAGTAATTGCGTGTCTCAATTGTAAAACATCGGGGGCTGTATTTAATTTTCTGAAATCACTATTATCCATGACTTCCATTAACATTTTTCTAGTTGCTGGGTATCTACCAAAAAATTCATGGGCGTCGGGATGATTAATACCTGGAAACTTTTCAATTTTTGCGTCAGCTTGTTTTGTTACGTCGTTTACATTTTTTATACGCGACCGAATTTCTTTATTTAATCGCTGTTCAACTGTACTTGTAAAAGGTTTACTTACCTCTTTTACCCTAAAAAATAAGTCAACTGTTTGCATGGAATAGTCGCCACCAGTGCCAGCGTATGGGGCAAAAACACCTACTGGTTTACCGCCAGCTTCTTCAATCTTTTTTACGTGACCCTTCATAGTTTGTAATGCGCTTAAAGCGGAACCCCAATCTCCAGTTCCTCCATGACGAGAATAATTTTTTCCAGCGTGCGCTGTAAGTGGTGTTAATAGACCTTGGCCCCCGACTGCATCAATAATTTGGTTGCCAGACCGATCTCCCGTTATAGGGAATACCGTTGTACCTTCTAAATCTTCGGGTGTAATAAATTTTCTTGGTGCAAGATTTGGGTTTGGTCTTATAATTAAACCTTCATCAAGACTTTTCAAATAATCTTCGTCAACTTTTAAATTTTTAGAATAAGGAGACGGTACACCGAGCTTTTGTCCTCTTTTACCCGTCGGAGCAACATTGCTTTCTAATGCGCCACGCGTTTCTAATTCTTTTTTTACATCCGGTAATAATTCACCCTTTTTATCTACTCCAGCCCCAGCCGGAGAATATATAGTCGGGCCACCGTTGTGACCAATAGGTGGCGTATTTCTTAATCCCCTTTTTACACCTTCTCTTATACCAGCGACTGTTCCTGGCACTGGTATCATTGCGATACCCGCACCCGCCATGCCTAACTTTGCAAGCGCATCTAAATAATCACCGCGACCAAATGCCTCACCGGATGCGCGGCTGTCGTTGACTATTCCTTTTATGTCAGCCTGTGGGCCGACTATATCTGCGCCACCTAATAAGCCAGTTTTCATTTGTTGATATGTCGGCACATTTAACCCAAGGCGTCGACCAACATCAATAGGATCAGGGATACGATAACCGTATAATTTATCTAATAAACCCGCCATGTAATCCTCATTATATAAATGGTACGCCAGAGTTTATTTCTTGCTGGTACTTATTTTTATTTCTTTGTAATACTTTCACACGATCCAACACGTCTTGATCCCAAGTGACGTAGTTTCGGGTTCTACCGTCTACAATATCTATTGCACCCGGCTCATCTGCCCAATTTTGCAAGAGTTTTTTTGCTGATGTCTGATCGGATGTATCTAATTTTTGCAGTTCTTTTTTTGCAATATCTTTTGTAAGTTCATTGATTGCTTTTTTAAAATTGCCATCACTTAAAATTAAAAAATTTGATGCAATATTTTCATTTGCATACTTACCAATGTCTTCTCCCATAACAGTAACTTTTTTATCTCTACCTCTGCTTAGACCGTCAGAGTATCTATTGCCGGGAATGCCAGCCTTACGAAAAACCTCTGCCGCAAAATCGCCACCCATAATAGAATCTATTGTACCCATTAACTGTTCGCCAGTGACATTTGGGCCAAACATTGCATCCCAATTACCGCCAAGGTCATCAAAAGCGTTTTCTGGCAATTGGTCTTTTATTTTTTCTAATGCGTTTTTTATATGTTGTGATTGCTCACTTAATGGCGCATCTAGGTCAATATATTTTGCAATATCTTCGTCTGGAATCTCTATTTTGTATAATTGTCCTTCTGGAACCTTATCATCTGGCCCCGCTTTTCTCATCAATTTTGGGTCAATTGATTGCAACAACCCAATGTGATTATCAAGGTTTTGCACTTCAACGATATGCTGACTTCGACCTTCTCTTCCTTCCGCTTTAGCGAGTTCAACTAAATTATTTTTTCTTCTTAAAGTACTGTTGATTTTATTTTGTATAACAACAGTAGGGTCTAAACTTTCGCTTATGGCTTCATTATATATATTATTTGCCATACCCTCTTGCGGTGTGAAATCTGTCCCCCTTCGAGTTGTTTCATTTATAGTCACGCCTCTAGGTATTGGCCTCCCACCATACGTCATTGTCGGTGCAATTGGACTTAACATTTCTTTATAAGAGTTTGCAACGACAGGCTCTTGCGCGGCATAAAAACCTTGCCCCTTTGCCGCATTACCCTCACCTGCTCCTATCTTATCCAAGCGAGGCCGTCCTTGTGGAAACCCTGGCTCGGCTTCCCATTTGTTAGGGCCACCGTGATAAAGATTCATTCCCACAGTCGATGAAGGTCGGGCTGGAGATAATAAGCTCGGCAAACTAATCGTACCAGCCGCATCAAAGACACTTTTATAAGCTGGGTGAGTTACAGGTGCATTAGCTGGCAGTCTCATTGCCGTGCCTAAATTATCAAAACTTTTTGCCGCATCGATCAGCAGACCTGGGTAGGTCATTTGACCCCGTCCCGTTTTATCATAGCCGTAAGGAATAAGTGTTCCCCTACGCACTATATTTGGGTCAGGTGCCATTAAATCTAATAAACCCGCCATAAAAACACCCTAAAAATAATATCAATAAATATGATATTCGCTATTGACTAATTGTGACAAGTCACTATTATACTCCTATAAACGAAACACTTAGGAGAGCGAATAATGTTAGATCAAATAAATAAAGCCTTCGCAGAATTAGATGCTCAAATGCTTGAGCGTCAAACTGCTTGGGCATTGGAGCGTTGTGATGCTGTTAGGGCATTAGATCGCAAAACTTTTGATGGTGATCATTTAAGTTGGCGTCGAAAACAAATTGACTTGGCTGGTGGTGTTAAATGGCACAAACAAATTATGTATACCAGCCGCGCCATGCTTACAGAATATGTTGCAAAAAATGTTGCCGCTACAATCGACAGTCGTAACAGCAGAATTATAACTGCCCTAAATAAAAAAGGTGTTACTGAAATTCCAGAATTTATTTTAAGCCACCACAGCGACGGTTATGAAGGCAGTTTTAAAGTAGCCGGACACCTTGTAACAATCCTCACCGTTTTAGCTGGTGGTTACAACATTCAATGTCTTCACCAGCGCACAATTGTAAAAGTAAATTAATAAATGGGGGTTAACACCCCCGCCACCCCTTTAAACAAATAGGAGATCGACAAAATGACTTCACCAACAGAACTCAAAATGACCTTACCAACAGAAATGATGGACGCTTGCCCTTTTGATAATATTTTTGTTTGTTCTGATATTGATGAACAAACAAATGAAAAAATCTGGTTAATTAAACTTCCATTGATGAGGGGGTCAGATTGCCTCACTGTAAATAAAAAATTTACATCACGTTTTAGCGCAGAAATTTGGGGTGCCAAAAATTTAACTGTTCAAGCACTTGTAACTTTTGTTCTTGAATCAAATGATTTTCAAGAACGAATTTTTAACTGTTGGCCCCCTTTTGAAGACGATCGTGGGATTGATTTAGACGTTTTGCTTTGTTCCTCCAGAATAGACACTTAATAATAATCAACCAAAATAACCCCCCTCACTCAATTGGGGGGTTAATAATTTTAACCTTACATCTTTTACAAACTAAGACCCTGTCCTCAGTGCCAACGTCAATTTTATGCCACATAAAATAACAATAAATACTGCAACAAAAATTAGACAAATTGGTTACTGTTTGGGTAATCCAATTTAGACTTCCACGGCTTACGATATGCACCAAACGACGCCATGCCTTCACGGTATCCGACACAAAGATAACGCATTGCATCGGCAAAATGCGAGTTATCGTCATGTAGAGGTAAACCAGACGTCTCTTTAACGCGATAATTTTTTAATGCCTTCAACAAGTCATGGCAATGAGTAGAGCTAATCCAAACACGAGGTAGTAAAGCGCGTACTGCTTCAATCCCTTCGGCAACTTTTCGCATAGGGACAATGGTAGGATTGATACCAAGTTGACGGAGTATGTCAGAGCGGCGTTGTGCAGTTGCCCCAAGTATTCTGGTATCCGTGTCGTGAGGAAATAAATGATCACCATAACTATACCCTTTATCAAATGCTCGTTGTTGCAATACCTGGACGTAGTGTGCGAGACCCTCACCGGATGCCTGATAATCGTCAACGATCCTTATTTGTGATCCAGACGTCTCTTGCCAAAATATAACCGTTGTCTTGTCTCGGACACCTAAATCCCAGCTTGTGTTTACAAGTAAATTTTCGTCGTGTGGTACGTTTCCGATACGCTCTTCATGCTCGGCTTTAGCGAGTTGCTCGGCGTAGTACGCGCCCGTGATTGAGGCCGTCCAGTCGCACTCCATTTCCTGACGATATATATTATCGGATAACTGCTCTTTCAGTTCGTCGAGTTCTTCCTGCGGCAGTACATTCGTCTTACTCGCTGGGAATAAACAGGCAAACCACTTTGAGTTTCCAGCGTCCATTTCGGCCTTTGCTTGATCGTAGATGGCCTTAAATGCGTCGTCGCCCTTTGGCGTCCCTATCCATAAAACTTTGCCCTGGCGGTCTGCAATAGCTGGCCTAACGATGGACGGAAACACCTTTGCGCTGATGTCTGCATACTCATCAAAAATTACGGCGTCTAAAAATAAGCCTCGGATTTGTTCCGACGAATCATTAGAGCCTGATAGTAGATGTATTGTAATCCGCCCAGTCGGGTGGGGTATTTCGACCCTGAGTTTAGCGGCGTTATATTTAACCCCTGGGAACATCTCTGTAGCGTCTTTTACGTACTGAAATGCGACCTTCTCAGCCTGACTAAAGGTTGGTGCTATATAAGCCCCCTGCGGGTTCTTGTGGGGGCATTCAAACAGCGATCTAACGAGCCAGTGTATCGCCATATACGTCTTGCCAAAACGACGATGCATGACGCAAACATTATAGCGTGTGGCGTTGTCGTGGAATTTCTTTTGTAGCGGCCTCGGTGTATAGGGGACGATTATTTTTTTAGGGGGCATATGGCACCAATTTACTTACCCTTTTTTTTACCCATAATTTTTTTTACACCCTTTTTATTTTTTTTGGGTGGGCGTCCTACATTTTTTCCGTATGTTCCTTTTCCTTGTGGCATTTATTTTCCTTTCCGAAAATTTGTGTGTTCTGCCTGTTTGTATCCTACCATCATCATCGCCGAGCCGTGGCCCCAGGGCGGTGCGGCCTCGGATAAAGGGGGGTGCCTTTTTGTCGCATAATGTACAGTATGGTATATAGGTTTTTGTTTGTTATCAATGACTTAACATTTATTGGAGTATTATTGACGTTATTTTATGCTAAAAACACAAGATGTTGTGTCTAACATCTGCCCGATCCAACGCTCAGTTAAGGCTAGATTTCCCTGATTTCGCGCGCGAAACTTGCGTTTGACGTCCGTCAAATGCGGGTTCATTTGCCACGCTCTCACTATCATCAGCCCAAGCAATTGTGTAGCTTCCTATCGTACCTTTGACTTCGACTGATTGTTTACTTTCAGCTTTTAATACTGGTATTAACTTCTCAGCTTTCCATCGATAATGATTTAACATCTTGTCAGCTTTGATTACTTCGTCTCTCGTCGTTGCTACTCGGATCAACGTCTCGCTCTCTTGTAGCAACGTCTCAACATTCTGTATCAATGCTTGCTTGTAATCTTCAGCGAGTTCTTTATCAGCTTGACGCCATCGCCAGAAATTACTTTGATCTGGGAAACCATCGCGACCATTACAAATATCCTTTAGAAATTCTCCGTCACCAAACCTCAAAAGGATTTGCTTGCAGATTTCCGCATTTTTCTTAGCCAACGTAATCTCCATAAAAAAATCCTCGGTCTAATTTTAGACACAAGGATACACGCAATATTTTAAAGGAATACCGGACTATGTCTACTTATCATTCAACAAATATTAGTTCGCAAAATAACATATTGTTTTTATTCATATAATTTTATTATGTCCTCGAATTTAGTGTAGTCCATGTGGTCACCATCAACGATGCAGTTGATTACATGGTTTAAATCACGATACCCAAACCGCCTCATTATTTCCCTGCTCCATCGTAAATACTTCCGCACATAAGCTGGCTCATCAACCTCATCAACAAAGTTAGATCGACCATTTGGAACGTCGATAGATTTATAATCTAATATCTTGACCGATACATCACTTCTCAAATACGAGACAGCTTTTCGTATCTCCATTGCCGCATCTTCTAACACGGAGTTTAAAAGATTATCCTCAACCCATTTTTGTATTATATCCTGACGTACTTTTGCCAGCGTCTGCTGAGTTGCAAACTGCCAGTCTTTTGACTGCTCACTAACATCAATATAATCTTCGTCACTCACTTAAATTGCCTCAAAAAATTATGCGAGTTTACTTGCTCAACAGGCTCGACTTCGTAAGGGCAATTTTTAAGGTTACAGGGCATTGTCTGAATGTTTGGACGTCCATGTCCCTTACGACCATAAGTGCTAATACTGCACGTCTCACAACGTCCAGTGACGTGTAAATTACGAGACATTCGCCTTATTGTTTCCCAATCCTCCTCATACATTGCTATCGACATATTTCTTAAATATGTTTTGACTAAATCAAACTTATCTAGCGTCGATAATTTCTTTGTTAGCAATCCAATCTGACTTCTGAACCTCGTCAAAAGTGTCACTGCATTTCGTTCTCGTTCCTGCATAACAGTAATGTTTGTGTTGCTCTCACTGAAATGTAAATGGTCGATAAACTCAGCTAACTTATTTTCGTCTCCGCAGATTTTATTCAGCAACCTTTTATTTTTTCTCAATAGCTTTTTAGTCGTCGACAACTCTTTTGATAGCCTTTGATTATTTAATGTTTGATCGAGCAACTTACCTTCAAGATCACGTATCTCCTTTTCGTATTCCTGCCGCACATTATACATATAATTTTCACTCAAAACGGAATCTCCTGATCTTTTAATTTTCCTTTAACCTCGGATAACTTACTGCCAGGCATTTCATCTTTGCAGTACGCCAGAACTCGAAACTTATTTTCAAATGCCTCGACACATCGTGCCGCCTCATCTAAACAATACGTCTTAATTCCTTCACCCTCTGGACTGGTTGCAAATTGATAGGCATCTTCCCAAGTCTCAAATAAACAATACGCGATACCGTCGGTTCTCCAGCTTGCCAATGGATTAGGATCAAGTGGCTTATGGCCTTGCCTCTCTGCTTCCCGATCTAACGCCGCCCAAGCCTTGACCATACTCGCTGAGTGCTTTTCAACCGCAAATTCATCATCATTATCAATAGCACGATCTAATTTTGCCGCTGTAATACCAAACTTCTGAGCCATCGCAGTACCGACGAGTTTTGGGAGACGATCTATCCCCCACTTCATTTCCATCTTCCGAGCAATTTCATCTGCTGGACGAAGTGAATAATACTTCGCCATCTTTTCGATGACACTGACATCTTGCGGGTTCGTTAATCGATCAGGTTTTATCATTTTACGATATTTCATCTCACCATCTCCCTACTTAAAAAATCGTTCTCCCGTGTTCTCCCGTAGCTAAAATAGCAAGCAACTTTGCGCCAGTTGTGCGCCAGTCTGAATCTGGCGCGCCAGTGTGCTATTTTACTTAGGGAGAAAAGTAGACTGGCGCAGACATTTTGCGCCATTCGTGCGCCAGTTGAAAAACGAGACTGGCGCAACTTATTTCTGCCTAATTTGGCAGTAATTTTAAGTCGACTTCGACGCATTTTCTTGTCTTCCTTTGCTTCTCATCTAAATATGTATCCTCAAAAAGTACACCCGTATCGAGCCACGTTTTTACGATCTGTTTTGCTTCATTTTCACTCTTATCGACCATCTCGGTGATAAGATTTCCAACCCATCTTTTGCCTGATTGTTTTTGAGCAGACCACTTCCCGCCCTCATATAAATGCTTGTCAATCGCCAACAAAATATCTCGTGCTTTATCCGGTGTAATGTCGTCAAAAGCATCTGGAGGCGACCAGGGTGCCACGACGCCAACACTGTCACCGTCTCCAATTGCCGCATTGCCAATATTAATAGAATGCCGTT